AGATAATCCTTTAACAGCAATGACTAAAGGAATGGGTAAAACTAGCGAGATCGAATCTTTTGACTGGGAATGGGAGTTAATGGGTGCGTCTTCACGTCCGTTGGTAGCAACAGAACAAAAAGACACAACTACTAAACCTGGAATCGCAGGAATAGAGATTAAATTAAAATTAGATGAAGATTGGTTTAAACCTGGAGATGTAATTACTCCAGATAAAGACTATCTTTTGAGAGTACAAAGAGATCCCATCTCTGATGGGAATGGTTATATCTACTTTTGTAGATTAATGGCAGATGATCAAGCTGCTTTTTTACCAACAGAGTATACTAAGGCTGGTGTACAATGGAGTAAAATGTTCTCTGTATACGAAGAAGGCGGTGATCAAAGTGGTTCTACTACTTACGCAATGCCAATGAAACTACAATCTCATTTATCAACATTGAGAAAAGAGTATTCTATAACTGGTGATGCGGCTAATCAAGCATTAGTTACTGCACTTATGGATGCAAATGGTAAAGTATATAAAGACTATAAATGGTTAAAATATGCTGAAGCTGAATATTGGATTCAATGGTATAAAGAAAAAGAAAGAGGTCTATGGTATGGACAAACTAATAATTCTATAACAGGAGCTAATGGTAGAGTAGCAAGAACAGGTCCTGGTGTTCAGGAATTGTTAGCTGATTCACATATTCATAATTATTCTACATTGACTGAAAAGTTAATTAGAGAATATTTATTGGATATCTTTTTTGGAAGAGTTGATATGTCTAATAGAAATATTGTAGCTTATACAGGTGAGTATGGTATGTTAGCATTCCATCAAGCAATGATGAATGCTTCTTCTCCTTTCTTGACTACAGATACTAAATTTGTTCAAGGAAGCGGTGGTAATTTATCATTCGGTGGTCAATTTGTGAAATATAATGGTCCTAATGGAATTACTCTTACACTTCGTCACAATCCTGTGTACGATGATAGAGAGATTAATTTCAAGCAGCATTCTTCACTTCTTGTACCTATGGAATCAATGAGATTTACTTTCCTTGATTTCGGTGGAAAAGCTGGAATGAGTAATATTAAATATGTTCATAAAAAAGGTGGTTATAAACTCGGTTACGTTTCTGGGTTACAAACTCCTTATGGAGCAAATAAAGGTGGATTGATGAGTAATGCTAAAGATGCTTATACAATGATAGTTCACGATCAGTGTGGTATTCAAATTGATGATGTTACACGTTGTGGTGAATTAATCTTGTCTGAGAACTAATAGCAATTGAATGTTAATTTAAAACTTAAAGAATGGCAAACATTTTTTTAAAACCTATTATGACTGAAAAATGGCACGGCTTACATAAAGTGGGTCGTACCAAATTTCAGGATACACAGGATGTAATTCAGGTATTATATGATCGAAAACAAGGAGCTTTGGCTACTGGTTTAGATTCTGATACCGAAGCTAGATTATCTTCTTCTATGGGAGTTAGTTTAGTTAATAATTCAGCTAATGAATATTGGCATGATTTTAAGATTAAGCTCTTAGACCAAACAATGATTTTTGATACTAGTGTTCCTTTACAGGAACTTCAAATACATGTTTTGAAAGCTTCAAAATTTGTAGCTAATTCTCAAAAAGAATTGGATAAAGGTCTTTGGCCTAATGCAAAATATGTTATTTATGACGAAAAGACTGAATTAGAAAAGCAAGCTGCAGAAGTAGAAATTAAAGCTAGTGCTATAGATATTTTTAATAATCTTTCTCCTGAAAAGAAGTCAGATATGTTAAAAATTTATGGTAAGGCTGTACAAAATTCTTCTAATGAGTTTGTGTATACAAAATTATATGAAATTGTTGAAGATAATCCTTCAGATTTCATTAGACAAGCAAAAATGAAACCAGAGGAAATTAAAGTAAAAGCTTTGGTATTTGATTTAGAAAAGACTGGCATTTTGAGACGTAAAGGTACTGCGTATCTTTATAATGATCAACAGGTTGGTTTTGACTATGATGATACTGTGGGTTATTTACTTTCTCCTACTAATCAAGAATTGCTTGTTAAGCTTAAAAGTAGTTTAGAAATAAGAACTCCTGGTTATTCTCCCAAAGAAGAAGTTGTAGAAGAAACTGTAAAAGAAGTTATTACAGAAAAACCTAAAACTTCAACTAAAAAGAGAAAAGTTAGTAAAAAGTAAATAGATGGACGTAGGAGAAATGCATTATGAGTTTAAGTTAAAACTTAATAAAGTTGATAGTTTAGATTATAGTAATTTTCTTGCTCCAGAAATTGACTGGTATCTTAATGAGGCTCAAGAAGTCTTTATTAAACAAAGATACGGTAAAACTAATGTTAAAAGAGTTGGTTTCGAGACTACTCAAAAAAGAACTGATGATTTGCGGAATCTAGTTGTTAAGGATTTAATCCTTGCATCTAGTCCGACATCATCGGATCCGTCTGTATATGAATCTGTTTTACCCCATGATTATATGTTTTCTATAAGAAACATAGCTAATGGTATGAAAGGTATTTGTGAGGGAAAACTTAATTGTGTTCAGACACAGCATGATGACTTAAATGATACATTGAAAAACCCATTTTATGCACCCTCCTTTGAGTGGAGGGAAGTGCCATTAGTTTTCGGTACTTCGGGCGGAGGCGCAAGTGATGCGAATAAAATCTTCGTCTATTCAGATGGTAGTTTTTCAATAACATCAGTTAATATGGATTATTTAAGACAGCCTGCTAGGATAGCATATCCTTCTGGGATTGCTGGTGGACAATATATGTTACCTGATAGTGCTGGTACTACTATTAGTACTGATCAGAATTGCGAATTAGCTGAGCATACACACAAGGAGATTGTGGATTTAGCTGTTCAGATAGTCGCAGGCGATATTGATCATCCAGGGATTCAAAGTAAAATGCTTAAAACTAGTATTAACGAATAATAAAAATTAAAAAATTATGGAAAAGAAAAATTTAACTGTTTTAGTAGGTGCTAACGATACTATCGCTGGTAATGATGAGGCAATTAGTGCTGGAGTTACCGATGAAGTTGCTCTTTATAGTGTGGGCGATATGCAAACTGTACCTAGTGGAACTATGACTACTGCTATTGGAGGTTCTAGAGGAGTCTTCTTTGGTGTAACGATGGCAGATGGAAACTTTTATAGATCAGACTATATTATGCCTGCCAATATAACACAGATAACTGAACAAGGTGATATTGATGCTGTAGGCCAAGCTAGTACTATCGCTTCATTTGAGAATATTGATTGTGAGACTGAGTATTGTGTAAAAGTAAAATACGATTCTCCTGAGATTGCTAAAAATTATGGATATCAAGCAATGGTGAAAACATATAGTTATGTAACTAGATGTTGTGGTTCTGCTTGTGGATGTCCTGATGGAGCTGCATGGGATGTTGCAATGGGTATTGCTGAGCAACTTAATAATGATCCAGAGTCAGGAATGAATTTAACAGCAACAACTGCTAAAACAATTTTGAGTGCTACAGTAAACACTAGTGCATTTGCTTGGGATACAGCTTCCGAATTAACTAATGAGCATAATTTAGTTAAAGGTTCTAAGATATTAACAATTGGTACTGCTGCTACATATGAAGCTTCTGCTGCAACTCTTGTAGCTGGCGATATGATCAGATGGGACTTTGATGATGAAACTGCAGTTGGAACATTAACTGGAACTTCAGATGTATTTAGAGTAGAAGCTGTTAGTGGATTAAACATTACTTTAGATCGTCCTTGGCCACATGCTAATTTAACTGTTACCGCAGCTGATAATACTGGGTCACAAGTAATTGAAAAAGCGTCTGCTGAAGCATTGGCTGATTCATCTTGGACTCTTTATGTAAACTTTGCTGATGGTCATGCTTATAATGTAGCTGCTGGAAGTCATACAGGTATTATAGATAACTCAGGTGCTGGAAGTTTAAAATGGACTCGTCCTTATGTTGTATCAGCAAAAATTGGTTTAGAGTGTAATTTAGATTGTAATGCAGTTGTTACTTATGGTACTGCTGCTACACAGCCAGAAGGATATGGGTATAGTATAATTCAGAAAGAACTTTGGGCTAATAAAGGAGCTGGTAAAAAATATGGTCCTTATTCAGGGACTACATTATATAGTCGTCCAGTAGCTGATGTGGATTATTTTGCTGTAGCTGCGACTCCATATACTCAATATATTATTGATTATGTAGAAACACAGCCAAGTGCTGCAACTGATTCTAATATGCCTAGACCTAAAAGATTGATTATTGCTGTTCCAACTGCAAGTACAACTGTTACAGCAGAATTAAATGCTATAGGTGATGCATTTAATACTTTATTTAATGTACCGTTTCATAGTTTAGCAGTATAAT